GCTACTGTTACTGTTCCTCCTACACCTAAATTACCTGTAAGAGTTGTATTACCTACAATAGTTGTTGTACCACCTACATGGAGATTTCCTACTAGAATTGTATTACCTGATACACATACGTCATCATCAAACTCTGCTTTACCAACAGCAGTTAAAGTTCCACCAACTCCTAAATTTCCTGTCATAGTAGTATTACCTACTATAGTCGCTGTACCTCCTACATATAAATTACCACCAATAGTTGCATTATCAACAGATATATCTCCTGTAATAGCTGCAGGTACATTTGTTAAATTAGCTCCATCACCATAAAAAGCACTAGCACAAACTTTAGCATTAGCAGCTTGAACATTAGCTCCTGCTATAGTTACTGTTCCACCTACTACTAAACCACCTGATACTGACACATCATCTTTTATATGTGTTTCTCCAGCTATTGTAACTGTACTATTAAATGTTGCAGCACTATTAACTGATAGTGTACTTTGTAAATGAGTAGCACCTTCAACTGTAACAGTACTTGCAAAGTTTGTAGCACCTCCAACAGTTACTGTAGATTTTAAATGTGTAGCACCTTCGACTGTAACAGTACTTGCAAAGTTAGCAGCTCCATTTACACCAAGTGTACCTGTTAGTGTAGTATTACCAGCAACTGTTAAAGTAGATCCTAAATGTACAGCACCACCTACAGATAAAGTTCCTCCAACACTTGCATTTCCTGCTATTGTAGTAGTTCCACCTATATTAACATTACCAGATACAGATACATCATCTTTAAATGTTCCTGCTCCTACAACTGTAACAGTAGATCCTAAATTTGTAGCACCTCCTACACCAAGTGTTCCTGTAAGAGTTGTATTACCTACTATTGTAACTGTACTTGCAAATGTAGCAGCTCCACCAACTGATAAAGTACTTTGAAGATGTGTAGCTCCTGCTATGGTAGCTGTACTATTAAATCCTACAGCACCTACTACAGATAATGTACCACCAATAGATGCATTATGTGTAACTCGTAATGTAGATACAGATACATCTCCTGATGCAGGAACATTAGTTAAATTAGATCCATCTCCATAAAATGCTGAAGCACATACTTTACTACCTACTAAAAGATCACCAGATACTGAAGCATCTTCTGATACTCCAAATTTACCTGCAACTTGTATTACACTTGTAGATATTTGTAGTGCTGAATTAGTACCATCACCTGATTGTATATTTTGTAAATCACCTGTAACACCAGTATTACCACTTACAGCTACTTTTAATAACTCTTTATACGTTTGTGAAACTTGTTTTCCTGTTAGTGTACTCATTTAATGCTCCTATACATTAGCCCAATATCTTATTGTGCTATCATCCCAATCAAAACTTGCTTGTTGCCATTCTAAGTTTCTACCACCTGTATCAGGTCTTGGGTTTTGAATTACTGGGTTATCTCTTACATCTGGTATTTTATTTTGTGGATGGTTTTTTAAATCATATGCACCATCAAAACATGTTTGACAAACTAATAAATTATAACTATTTAATTGCATTGTTCTATGTGGATATACAAAACTGCATTGATCACACATAGCCATTGCATTACGATTAGTTGCCACTAAATATATCCTAACTTAGGTTTAATAAATAAACTTGCTCTTTCCCTATCTTCTTCCATAGCATATCCTAATTTTTCTTCATAGTTTGCTTTTAACATTTGTATTCTATCCATAGGTATACCAGGTCTTTTCATAGCTAGTTGATAAGATAAACCACATGTTAATGCTGGTAAAAATCTTTTAGGCATATCTGCATTTTGTCCTGCAGACTTATCTACATCTTCTAATTGATTAAACTTTTCTATATTTAAAACACCAGTAGAATTATCTGGAGTTGGATATAACATTACAGTAGGATTACTGCGACCACGTTGCACAGCATATTGTGTTGGTCTACCTGCTTGATTTTTATTAGGTAAGTTATGATACTCTTCTCTTGATATTCTTTCTAATGCTATATCAGTTCCACTTACACTTGTTGAATATGTAATAGCTAATGCATCTATTGTAGAATCTGATAAAGATACTGAAGCTACTGTATCAGCTACAGTTACTACAGTTGTATTTATAGACCATAAACAAATACCTCTATTCTGCCAATCAGTTAGCATTAAGTTAATTGATCGTCTAGCAGATTGAGGAGTATGACCAAGTGTTTCTTCGCCACCAATCATTTCACTAGCTTCTTGAATTACTTGATCTATATCTAAATTAAAATTATATGTGCCTGATGTTGCCATTATTTTTTAACTAAGCTCCCTCCAAAATATAAACCAATTATAGCTGACATTAAGTGTGTATCAAGAGGTGTAATAACTACACCATTAAATAATCTATCCATATATACTTCTTGTTTATCTATTAAGAACCAGAAGCCACCTTTAAATTCTGTCCATGTAAGTACAACACCAACATCTGTAAAGACAGGAACAAGTTTAGGATATGCAATAATAAAGAATACTGCAGTTAATGCAATAATTCTTCTTGTCCATTGGAATCCTTTATTGTCATACTCTCTAGCTTTACCAACTTCTGCCATTTGAAACTTATCTCTAGCAAGAAGCATCTTTTGTTGGTCTTGTTTATTTTTAGTTGCTTGACTCCACATTGACATGACTCCACCTAAAAGGCTAGAGCCAAGCATTGTAATCATTTCAACTGGTAAACCACCTAACATATATTACTCTTTTCGTAAAGTTTTTAAAAAATTTATAATCTTATCTAATATTTTATTTCTCATTTTTTAATCTTTCCACCATACATTTTTTGTACTAAGTTTTGACCTGAGTTATCTACTTTGTAAACTTTACCACCCATAGGTCTTTTATTTAAAAATTTTCCACTTGGATTAGGAACTTTATTTAATGGATCAGTTCTTCTATAATCTGGTAAACCTGTCCCAAATTTATCTCTTTTCTTTTTATCTCCCATTCTTTTAATATCTGATGATAATCTTCCTAACATTCTTGCCATTTCTTCAGTTCTTTTTTGTGGTTTTGTTTTAGGTGTACCACCTGCCATTTGAGCACCTGCCATTTGACCACCAGCTAGTTTTGTTTGACCTAAAGGTTTATCCATACGTTTTGGTGCATTACGTTGTTTTTTTCTTCTTTTTCCCATTTTATTTCTTCCTTATTTTTTTACCATAAGTTTTTTTAAACTTCTTATAAACTTTAGGTTTGTTGATTGCTAGATATGTTCTTTGTTTCTTAGATTTAAAAGGCACTACTTATAGCCTTTACCAAAACCACGTAATGCAGCTCCTACTCCACGAGGACTTCCTATTTGACCTCCAGATTTTCTTTTAACTAAAGTTCCTCCAGTTTTTCTTTTTACTATAGGTCCACCAGATTTTTTTATAGAAAATCCACTCTCAATTAATTCCTTTATCTCTGACTTAGAAGGTTTTCTACCTAGTCTACTATACAGTATATCCATAATTTCTTCTGGAGTTACAGCATACTTACCTATATCTTTAACTTTACCATCTTTTGTTTTACCTATTAATCCTTGTATAACTCTTCTAGCAAAAGCTTCATCACCCATTTCTTCTCTTGATGGTGGAATATGTTTAGATAATAATCTACCTCTTGAATCTCTTTTACCACCAGCAGAACTTTTACCAGTCTCAGAAGCTATATCTCTTTCCTGTGCTCTTCTAATTTGTTGAATTTCTTTTTTTTCTTTTTTAGTATATACTTTTTTTTCTTTAGGAAGTTGTGGAAAAACAGCAGCACCTTTTTTATTTAGCTGTTTCTTCTTAGCTTCTTCTGCTTTTACTTTATTAGACTTGCGACCACGTTTAGATTTACGACCACGTTTAACACCTTCTTTAACTACTTTAGATAATAAACCCATTAGATTAACCTTTCTTATAACCTTTACCAAAACCACGAAGAGCTGCTCCAGTTCCTATAGCTCCACCATGTTTACGAGATACAATATTTTTATAAACTTTACCACCCATAGGTTTCTTAACTATAGGTCCACCAGATTTTCTTCCAGCATAGTCTGCATCCCAATCACCTAAATCTTTAAATTTTCGAGAGTTCATAATTTTATTAGCTTCTTCTATTTTTCCTTGTGCTCTTAAATCTTCTACTTTATCAACTAATTTTTCAAACTCTTCTTTCTTACCTTTATATCTTGCACCTCTTACTGCAGAACCCATCTTACCACTATGATCCATTACTTTTGAACGATCAGGACTTTTTCTTTTTACTTTAGGTTTAGTTTTAGGTTTAGGTTTGTCAAGAGCTTTTTTTTGTTTTTCTAATATATCTATTTTCTTGTTAATAATTAATATTTTAGCATTCGCTTCTCTAGCATTACTTTTGTGTACTGCTTCGCTTGGTGCTGCTCTACCTTTTATTGCTTTAGCGTGTGATCTCTTAATTTTTAATTTATTTATTTTTTCTTGTATAACTCGTTTTTCTGTAGGAGGACCTTGTATTTTGGATTTTTTTAAAGCTTTTCTCCCCATTTTCACTAGTCTAGTTAATCCTTGTACTATAGCCATTTACTTTACTCCAATAACAGGTGAGGTTTTAACACCACCTATATCGAATGATTCTCCTTGAAGATAGTCTTCATCAGACACAGCTTCAATAGGTCCTTTAACTGCAGGTCCTTTACGAGCTGCACCAAAGCCTTGACCTGTAGGTTTACCACTTGTGATACTAGAATCTTTAGTTTTTAAACTAGATGGAAATCTACCTTGAGTTCCACCAATAAATTCTTTATCCATTTTTATTCTCCTTATTTATATAATGATGCAACAAAAGCAGAACCTGATCCTACTTTGCCACCTAATTTTCTTTTAGTAATTTTAGGAGCTTGGGCGATTTGACCACCTCCTTTATCTCCCCAAAATTCTCTTTCATTCTTATATCCAAAATCTCCACCATAATATTGATTAAATAATTTTAATTGAATATTACGAGGTAATAAATCAAAAGGCACTTGTCTTACATGCCTTCGAGTTCCATCTGTATCTCTAAAAGTCATATTACCTGCAACTTGTGTTAATTTTTCTTTATCTTTCTTTTTTAATTTACCAGGCATTTTTACCTGTTTTGTTACTTTTGCTTTATTAATAGCCATTAATTTGCTCCTTGTATAACTGGGTTAGGTCCACCTGTAGGACTGTTTGCTGATTGCATATCGTCTTGTCTAGTACGTCTTGCTTGATTACGAAGAGCATCTATAGAATTTTTATACTTACCTTCCCATGCTTGAAGCACTTGAAAATCTTTTATAAAATAATTAGCTTCAATCATACATGCATTAAATAAAGCATTATAACAATCTTCACTAAAGTAATTAGAAGTTGTAGCACTTGTACCTGTAGCACTAGCTAAACCTAAAGGTTGTTTTGTATATTGAATTTCACCTGCTAATGTAGAAGTAGGTGTAGGTACTA